CAGCTCCTCCGCCAGCTATGACCAAATATGATACACCAAAAATTTTCTTTCCACCACCACGGCCGAATCCTCTTGCAGATGCTGCCCCGGTTGTTGTTAATAATGGCATAATCTTTCTCCTCCTATTTTATTACGCAAACTGTGTTTGAGCTGCTAATGCTGTAAATGTGGCATCTCCAGTTTTAATTATTGTATAAGTATACACATCAATTGAGTTAGCGTTTCCAGCACTTGGGGCTGAACCACCCTGCCACTCTGGAGTTATAGAAGATCCATCAATTGTTACAGCGTTGTTATAATAAGGTGTCCCTGTATTAGTTACTAGGAAAGCAGTTGTAAGAGACTCTCCAGTGTCCATGATAGAATTTAAAGTGTTTGATCCATCTCCTCTAAAGTTAACCGTAAAGTTACCTGAGGCTGCGGATGTAAAATATAAAACTGCTTGTGTAATAACATCGTAGTTAATTGTGCCTGTAGCTGCTGTTGCTGATACTGTAATTTTTTCAGTTAGTTGTTGAATTGCACCGGCACCTAAAGAAACTCTTCCAATTCCATTTGGTGCTACCGAAATATCACCATTAGCACCATCAGTAATTGTAATTGATCCTGAATTACTTCCTGAGTTTGTATCTAATACAAGATCATGTGCACCACTCGTTGTAAGTGTTGCAGCTGCTGCACCTGTTCCGATTCTAGTTTCTCCAGAACCTTTTGGCTTGATATGTACATCAACATTAGTTTCCCCACTTGCACCTAAAATTGGTGGATTTCCTGTAGCTGCATTAGTTACTTCTAATTCATTTACTGCTGAAGATGTTGTTTGAAATATAATTTGTTCTGCTCCATTTGCGTCTGCAATAAAACCTGCATCTGCAATTTTTGGAGCTGTTAAAGTTTTGTTTGTTAAAGTTTGTGTTCCTGTTGTTGTAACATCACCATCACCAAAAGCTAAAGTAATAATGTCAGGATTTGTTCCATCGTTTGCTGCTGCAAAAACTAATTGATCACCTTTATCAGTTGATGAAAAAGTAAATGAATCTCCTGATCCAGAAACATATTTAAATTGTACTGTGTATGCACCTGATGTTGAGTTTCTTAGAAAATAAAAAGTTTGAACATCTAAAGGTATTGTTACGATTTGGTTTCCTGTAATTGTACCTGTAAATTCAATCATTCTGTGAGATAATACAGCTCCAGTTGATCCATCAGACACAGATAAAGTTGTAGTTTGTGCTCCACCAGCTATTGATTGTTGTGTAAATCCACCAGATATTTGTTCTAAAATTTGTAAATTTGTATTAGTTTTTGTCCCCCACGTACCCGCGTTTTCACCAGTTGCTTGAAGTTCAACTCCTAAAGGTGTGTATGTTGATGCCATAATTTTTTATCTCCTATTACGCTGCTTTTCCTGTTACGTCTGTATAACTTGTATTAGAACCAGTGTCAATAGCCTGATATGCTTGGATACCAAAACCTGTAGCAGTTCCAAAAGCAGCAACCGAGGCTGTTGCTGATACACCAGTTAATCCCATAACGTCAGCAGGAGTTAAAGAACCTACGGCAGATGTAGCTGATACACCAGTTAATCCTATGACATCCGTGACAGTTATAGAACCCACAGAAGATGTAGCTGATACTCCTGATAAATCTACAGTTGGATTACTATTTATAGTAAGAGTTCCAACTGACGTTGTTGAGGAAACTCCTGTTAGTCCCATTACATCCGCAGGAGTAATTGATCCTACAGAAGATGTTGAAGAAACTCCTGTTAGTCCCATCACATCTGCAGGAGTAATTGATCCTACAGAAGATGTTGCAGACACACCAGTCAGTGCCTCCGTTATATCTCCTACAACCGTGGGTGATCCAACACTTGCTGTTGCAGAAACTCCTGTTAGTCCCATTACATCTGCAGGGGACAGTGATCCTACACTTGCTGTTACTTGTTGCCCATCTAATAATACATCACCGGCAATGCCCCAGGCATCATCATTCCAAGCTGCTCTACCCCACCCAGTATTTATCTCTGCAGAGACAGTGACTGATCCAATAGATGAACTGGCAGATAATCCTGTGGGTGAAACTCTAGTGCCATCTTGAGAGCCCCATGTGTTATCATTCCAAGCTAACAGACCCCAAGTGTTTCCTGTTGGAGTGTTTGCTGTGCCACCCATTCCTGAGTGAACTGAACAATAATAGTATAAGGTAGGAGCGTTATTAGCAACTGTAATTTGAGTATGCGCGCCAGAACTACCTGGTGTTCCACTGGTTGTCACTCCGGTGGTATATTCATCTCCACCTGAATGTGTACCACCGCTCGTTGTTGAAAATCTAAAAGGATGTCCAGAATTTGAACTATCTGATTGATCAAAAATATAAGTGCTATTTTCAGCTAAATAAACGGTGTCTTGTTGAACACCATTAATAACATATTTATTTCCAGAGCCAGTAACAACCACTGTTACATTAAAAGTTCTAGCATAACTAGCTATAGGGGTATTTGCAGTCCAACCCATGCCTGAGTGATTTGTACAATAATAATATAAAGTTGGTGCATCAGCGGCTACAGTTATTTGTGTGTATGCTCCTGAGCTACCCGGTGTCCCATTGGTTGTCACTCCGGTGGTATACTCACTACCTCCAGAATGTGTACCGTTTGCAGTTGTAGAAAATCTTAAAGGGTGTCCAGAGTTAGAAGAATCAGATTGATCGAAACGATAAGTTTTACCTTCAGCGAGATATAAAGTTACATCTGCGGTTGCAGTCGAACCATCGATTGCATATTTATTAGATGAACCAAAATTGTGATATGGATGGTTTGATGGATTACCGCCAACGACCGTGACCGTGTATGTTCTGTCAACGGACATCCGTTGTTCTCCTTACGCTATTCTTATGATCGCGTTAGATGCGTCTGCTGTTGGAAATTGAATTGTGAAAGTTCCACTTGTTACAGTTTTATCTCCACCAAATGCTATGACTGCTACAGCTTTATCCGATTGTGTATCATTGTATATCAAAGCACCGTTTGCTGTAAATGTTGCACTGGTAAAACTTACATCTGCAAAATCACAAACTGCAGTTGATGAATCTAAAGTTGGAGTCACACTTGTTAAAGTAGCTCCTCCTGCAGTGTATGCAGATCCAGATGTGTTTGAAATTTCGTTTGATGTTGAATATGCAGTTGTACTTGCCCCTAGTGAAGCAGAACTTGTGTACAAAGCTATTTTAAAAGTATTACCGCTTGATGCAGTAAGGTTATGTGTACCAACTAAAATCTCTTGTTTAAAGCTGTTACAAATTGCCGATGTTATTGCCATAATTAATCTCCTACGGGTTTGCCGAGTTAATTGGTATTCTAACTGCTCCGTCTGTGTAGTCGTCTCTTCGTCTCCTACCAACTTGCTCGTTAGCAAACTTTTGTACTTCCTGTTTATACTTATTTTCATATAGTGTCAACATATCTATTGGACCTTTTAAAAATGAATATGCCTCTGATAAACAGCAATATAATAGCCCATTTGGAAAGTTAAGACTAATGTAATTAGTATCATCATTTTCTAATAATGCTGGCATTGCATTGTAATGAACTCTAAATTTGTATGTTGTGTCAGGAACTGGAGCAAACATCATTCTTCCAGAAGTAGTATCTGATTCCCCTGTAGCACCACCAAACATGGCATAATACTTAGGTTGACCTCTTTTAGCTGATGCAGTTGAAGATACGTATTCTTGTAAATAAGTTATATCTTTTTTTTCTAACCATACGTTAGGCCCTGTAATTTCTGAAGTAGAATCGTAAACTTGTATCCCTCTAATAAACACGGCTCCTGCTGGAGCGTTAATTGTTTCTTGACCAGTCACTAAATTACCTGATTGTTGTTTTCTATCTGCATCAATAGGTACATCTCTAAATATTCTATACTGTGCGTTTAAGATTATATTCTCTAAAACAGCATCTGTTAAAACATTAGAGTCTGTTTCTGTATAACTTTTTATTTGAGTTTTTAATCCTGATGCACTTAATCCAGCCATTATTTAACTCCTACTATTTCTAAACATCTTGGACATGTTTTTCTAAATCTTGTGTG